ATCTTCATTTACATACACTACGCAATCTGGAACTTATGTAAAAATTGGAAGACTTGTTTTTATTTGGGCTTTTGTTCAGGTAAATTCATTTTCAAAAGGTACTGCTAGTGGTAATTTTTTAATAACGGGTTTACCGTTTACTTCTGGAGTAAACAACGATCAAACATTGTCTTGGAATACATTCAATTCACCATTAACAACTACAGCAGGGCAATTTCCTCTTGCTGTAATTAATGGAAACCAAAGCACCGTCCAATTCCAAACTGCCGCAAACGGAAGTACGGCAAATGCGGCATGGCCTGATGTAACAAATAACTCACAATATAAAGTAAGCGGAACTTATTACACAACATTCTAAGGAGTCAACATGACACTCGCATCAACAACAGTTATCGACAAAACAGAAGTGCTAGAAAACGGTACTATTCAAGTACGCCAAGCAGAAATCATCACCAAAGACGGTGTAGAGATTGCCCGTAACTTCACAAGATGGGTACGTCATCCTGGTGACACAGGCGCACAAACAGACCCTGCTCCAGTACCAGCTATTGCGGCGGCAGTATGGACATCCGAAGTAGTCTCAGCTTATCAGGCGGCGGTTGCGGCACAAGCTAAAGTATGAACCAACTAACCACACTCTTAAAAGACAAGCACGTTCTTTGGGCACTGTTTATTGCGGTGCTATCCGTCCTTCAGGGCTTTCTGTTTGTCTTTCCGCTGACCCCAATTCACCAGATGTTTGTGGGCATTATAATTTCCGTGGTCGTGGTATTACTGCGATACATTGAGCTTTCAGGCAATCCGTCAGCCTGATCTAATGACGGCAATTTTTTAGGAAGTTAAAAAATGAACGAACTCACTCTATCACTATTTGAAGGCGAAGTAAAAGACATCATTAATGTCTTAGGTCAAATGCCTACACAATCAAATGCTTGGCCTTTAATGCAAAAAGTCATTAGCCAGCTCCAAGCACAAGTTCCTCCTGCACCACTTGCAGAAGACGCACCTACACAATAAGGTTTAGCATGAATTTTCTAAAAGAAATCAGACATCATCTTAAAGAGTTTGAGTCAACATCTTCTGATGAGATCCATCGGTTTATTGACTTTTTACACTCCAAGTATGAGCCTGTTGGTCCAGCAGTAGTTGCACCACCTGCGCCTCTTGGACAACCAGATGCTTCAACATTTACTGCACCTGTAGTTGATCCTACACCTGTGTCAGTTGTTGAGCCTACTATTGAAATTGTAGCACCAGTTGTTGAAGAAGCACCTGAACCAGTAGCTGAAGTAGTTGCTGAGCCAGTTGTTGAAGAAACGCCGGCTGAAGAGACACTTAAGAAAGCTAAAAAGGCTGAGTAATGGAAGATGTTGATAAACGTCTGGCAGTGCATGAAGCAGTGTGCGCTGAGAGATACGGTCATATTACTAGCAGAATGACGAAGATCGAGTATCTTCTCTATGGCGTAATATTTGCAGTACTTTTAGGCCCTGGGGCTGCCAGTGAGTTTGTTAAGAAATTTTTAGGTTTGTAGTATCGAGTTCCTACTTCTTTTCCAGGCTGCCAATGCGGCTTTTACCGGTGTCAAAGAGCTATGCTCTATGTACAATGAAGGGAAAGCACTTGTCAAAGATGTTCAAAAGACTATCGGCGAAGTTAAGCAGATTGGAAAAGAAGTTACGGGACTTTGGGGATGGATTACAAAGTTATTTTCGCAACCAACTTCAAATCCTGGAAATCCAACGGTCGATGCACCAAAGAAGAAAGAAAAAGTAAAGTTTGATGAAAAAGCTATTTATACTGAGATCGGTGATCAGTTAGTAGTATTTTTTAAGAATTACAGGGCATGTGCTGATGCTATTAGGGAAGAAGAAGAAAAAATTGAAAAGATTTTCGACCCTGATGGTAATACTTATGAAAGGTCGATACGTCTGGTTATAGCAAAAACACAACTAGAGCAGATGAGTCAGGATTTAACAGAGTACATGGTATATCATGTACCACCAGAACTAAAAGATCTTTACTCTCGTGTTAATCAGATGATCGGCAATGTCAAAGTTAAGCAAGAGTTAGCTAGGAAAGCAGAGATTAGAAAGAAAGCACAACGAGAAGCCGAAGCTAGAGAAGCAGCAGATAGAGCTTGGTTTTTAAGTGCTTGTACAGTGGCGGTTGTTTTTGTGTCAATATACTTCATGGGTCTAATGTGGGCAATAAATCGAGCGACACATGGGGATATGTAGTTGCAATTATTATTTTGGCTTTATTATTTGTGTTGGTTTTGCCGGTAATTGGGTTTTTGTACATGGATATAAGACAAGAAAGAATACTGATTGCTAATGACTTGAAAAGAATTGAAAAGCTAAAGAAAGAGTTGGAACGGCAAAAGGAAAAAAGTGAATGAGAGTATGCGCTTTATTGACTTTGTTATTAGTGGGGTGTGGCGATCAGTATCGCTATTTTTGTCAAAACCCTGACAATTTTAGTGCAGCCCAGTGCCAAAAACCTCGTTGTGAATTTGACCAAACTTGCCCAGAATACTTAATTGCACCTGTCTTGGAGAAGAAAATTGAAGGAACTATTGTTAGCCCTCCTGTCAAACAAGCAGGACCAGCCCCGACTAACTGCCGATGAGATAGATGTTCGTGTAAGGGCATTTGTTGTTGTTATGGTAACGCTAATTTTTGCGTTTATTACTTTTGCTCTTCTTTATTCAGTCACTTTTGTGACTCAACCTATTAAGCAAATGGCGCCTATTGATCAGGCATACACCAAAATGCTTAATGATATAGTATTACTAATTGTTGGTGGAATAGGCGGTATATTAACTAAAGGTTTAACTAATGAAGCTACTGCCATGATGAATAATGTAAAAGCTGGTAAGGATGCTTATGTGGCGCCCCCACCTCCGCCAATACAAAACATTACAGTAGCAGCACCTGCAAATTGGTCACCCCCTCTTGCGCCTGTTGGACCGCCTACTCTTGAAGATCCTGCAGAGAGACTAAGAACTGCACAGGCTAGAGAGAGCACAAAGAATGTTTAGTCTATTTAACCCTATTGTTGAAGCCGTTGTTTTTTCATTACTTATAGGAGTATATTTTTATGCCCACCATTCAGGCTATCAAGAACGAGTTGCAGAAGATCAAGCAGAGATTGCAAGACTTAATGAAGAAGCTCGCACAAAAGAACAGCAAGTAGCTACAAAGTTTAGCCAACTTAACTTACAGCTTAAGAAAGCCAAAGATGATATTAAAACCAAGCAGACTAGTATTAATGCTCGTATTGACTCTGGCGAGTTGCAGCTTCCTTCGTCCAGTTGTGCCGTACACTCCACCACAGATACCACCGTTGGAAATGGAGAAAAAGGAAGCCAATCTGACAGACAGGCTATTAAAGATATTGTCGCCATCACAACAGACGGAGACAATGCCATCCAAGACCTTAACGCCTGCATCGCCAAATACAACGAAGTAAGAGATACATTTAACAAGGCTAAGAAATGATCACAGCAGATCAACTTCATAGACTAGGAATTGACGCTGTATGGGTTGATCCTTTAAATGAGACATTTGACAGATTTAAGATCATCACAAAAGAAGAGCAAGCTTGCTTTATTGGTCAGTTCAGCTATGAATCTAACCACTTCAAGTCATTGTCTGAAAATCTAAACTATAGACCAGAGACTCTAATGCAGTTATGGCCTAGGCGGTTTCCTACAATGGATGAGGCAATGAAGTATGCCCATCAGCCAGAGAAGATTGCTAACCATATCTATGCCAATCGAATGGGCAACAGGAATGAGGCTTCTGGTGATGGTTGGTTATTTAGAGGATCGGCTATCTGTCAACTGACAGGGCATGATAACTTTTGGCATGCTGGCCAAGCCTTAGGCATAGACTTGGTTAAGAACCCAGACCTGGCAAGAACGCCTAAGTGGGCAGCCCCGATCGGTGGCTGGTTCTGGTCAACTCATGGCTGTAGCCAACTGGCAGATGCTAAGAACTATGATGCTCTGACAGAGAGGATCAATGGTGGTTTATTCGGTGCAAAAGAAAGAGTGGCTGTTATGCATCAAGCTGAGCAGATTATTGTATAGTGAATATAATATGACTTGTAGCCAGTTTGCATTAAACGGTAGTCTTCCCATGTACGACATTAGGATAATGCAATGACTGATTCATTTGCTCTTACATACTCAAATCTGATCACTACAATTGAGCAGTATTTAGAGCGTTCTGATGCTGCAGTAGTTAATCAAATACCTGTTGCTATTACTCTGTGTGAGTTTGAAATAGCACAACAGATGAAGTCACTTGGTCAACAAAGAGTTGTTGAAAGTACTTTATCAATTAACAACCCAATTATAGCTAAGCCTGCCAGATGGCGTAAAACAGTATCATTTAATGTGACAGGACCTAATGGTCCACAACCTGTTTTTCTTCGTAAGTATGAGTACTTATTAAACTACAATACTGGTGGATCTAACGGTATACCTTTGTATTATGCAGACTATGACTATAATCATTGGTTTATATCACCTGCACCAGATCAAGCTTATTCATTTGAAGTCTTGTATTATGAGCGTATCCAGCCATTAGACTCAAATAACCAAACAAACTGGATTACGCAAAATGCGCCAAATGCTTATATCTATGGCACATTACTGCAGTTTATGCCATTCTTAAAGAATGATCAGCGAACAGTGTTCCAAGAAAAATATAAAGAAGCAATGCAAGTGCTTATTAATGAAGATAAAGTTCGTCTGGCTGATCGTCAAGCCATTGCACAGGATTCATAACCATGACAACATACATCGATCCATTTACAGCACAGACCATATCACCATCGCAGGTTGCATATGAATCTCTGACTATTTCAACAAATACATATCTTACTTGGCCAATTAATGGCAATACTTCTTTTATTGCTGCCAATATTATTGAAGTAACTGCCACAAATACTGGTTTGTCATTGCTAATGCCAAATGCTCAGCAAGTGTCTGTTGGTCAAGCAGTGATTGTTAGAAATATTGGATCAATTGCATTTACAGTGACAGACAATGCTGGCACAACCATCATTAACATACCACCAGGTACGCAATCCACAAGCATTAATACATACTATATTTATTTAACTAATAATAGTACGTCTTACGGCACTTGGGCAAATATTGCAATGGGTGCAGGCACATCATCTGCTAGCTCATCAACACTTGCTGGTTATGGACTAGTGGCTCTTGCCAATACATTAAATCAGTCATATCCAGTTACAACACTGTACTCGGGTTTAACACTTGCATCGAAAAATAGAGCCACATTCTTTGTGTGGGCAGGTGGTGTTGGTACTATTTCACTTACCTCGTCATCAGTTGTAGGTAACAACTGGTTTGTGATGATTAAGAATAATGGTAGTGGAATATTAACACTCTCACCAGGTGGTTCTGATACTATTGATGGTAATTCATCTCAGCAATTACAGTTAACTGAGTCGTTGGTGCTAGTATCTAATGGCTCTACAGGGTTTAATACTTATGGCTATGGTAGGTCAAATACTTTTGCATATACACAATTAGCTTTAACGGTGACAGGTGGAACAACCACACTTACATCGACACAAGCGGCTAATACAATTCAAGAGTATTCAGGCACGCTCGCTAGCAATCAGATCATTGTATTGCCATCTACAGTTCAAGTGTACATTGTCACCAATGGTACATCAGGTGCATACACACTTACATTTAAGACATCATCAGTAGGTGCTTCAACTATTGCAGTTCCACAAGGCAATACAATTACTATTGCATGTGATGGAACTAATGTATACTCTGCCAACACATATATAGCATCTGGCTTATCAAGCATTACAGTTAATCCTGGATCAGCGGCATCCCCGTCAATTAACTTTACAGGCAACTTAACTACAGGCGTCTATCAGCCGGCATCTAACCAAATAGGTTTTGCATCTAATGGCGTAAGTATAGGAATTGCTACAAGTTCGGGTTGGCAGTTGACTGCCGGTGTTGTTGGAGGAGCATTTTGACAGCACAAGTTATACCATTAGCTATACAGCCTGGTATTCAACGGGATGGTACACAGCTTGACTCTCCACTTTATGTAGATGGTCAATGGGTTAGATTTCAACGTGGCAGACCACGTAAGATAGGCGGCTATAAAGGTATATTTTTAAGTTCACCTGGCATATCTCGTGGCATGATTATGCAGTCACAGCAAGGACTAAACTATGTCTATTCCGGCTATAGCAATTCTTTGCAATATTGGCAAACAGACAATGATGATGGTGTAGGTTCAGGGCCTGCATCAGTTACATTGCCATCTACTTACTTTATATCAAATAGCAATAACCTTTGGCAATTTGACATAGGCTATGACTCTAGTGGGTCAGGTGCACTTAAAGTAGTTGCTCATCCAGGTCAAAATCTTACTGATATCGATAGTACTGTTAACACTTATGTGCTTGCTGGTTCATTCCCAGGCGGTACACTTGCACCAGTTGGCGTATTTACTGCAACAGGGACGCTTACAGGTACATCATTTGTTATATCATCAGCCAATTATAAGATTAATACAAACCAATTAGTCTCAGGCGGTGGTTTATCAGCAGGTACAACAGTTATTTCTTCTGTAGTATCAGGTGGCAACACTACTGTGACATTGTCAGGGACAGGCTCCAATGGCACACAAACACTTACATTTGATAATCAAATATCAGTGTCTGGCGGTGCTTGTATGATTTATC